ACTTCGACCCGCCGCCAGGCGTGTATCCGCCTTCGATCATGTGAGACAGGTAATTGTAATAGTGTTTGTCGTTGATGTACTGTCGGGCCACGAGGCCGTCGCGGGTTCGCTTCGCCTCGACGCTGTAGCTGCCTCGCTGCGTCAGGCTCTTTCGGACGCTGCGGATCTTGCGGCCCTTGCCGCTCTTCGTCTTCCCGAACGTCTCGATGCCCCGCCGGCCCTTGACGTAGGCCCGTGACTTCCGACCGAACGGAATCCGGCGGAAGTTCTCGATGCTCTTGTCCCGCATCACGTCGAACGCCACCCGTGCGGCGTTCTGAAGCATGTTCACGCCCTTGAACCCCTCGAGGCTGTCAAGGGTCCGCAGATACCGCTTCAGGCTCGGCGTCGGACCGACCTTGACCAGATCGTCCTTCATCGCTCCACCGCCACAACTGTCAGCTCGAGATCACGCCGCAGCCCGTTCGAGTCGCGGATCTGCTCGATGTCGTAGTAGACGTCCCGATACCTGACTCGCCAGTCGAATCCAATCGACTCAGTGAACGGCATGCGGACCAGGGCGGTGAGCTGCCCGGACTGGCGGATCTCGCCGTCGTCTGACTTCTTGACCCGCTCCACCCGGAAGTCGACCATGGCCGTGAACTCGAACGTGTACGCGACAGTCTCGGAGCCGGCTGCATCAGCCGTTTCCGAGGCGCTGTAGAACTGAACAGCATGGCGTCCGCCGAAGCTCACAGGCCCCCCAGTTGATAATTCTGGATAAGGGTCCGCAACGACAGCGGAACCTCGTTGTATGTCATTGTCGAGACACCTTCTCGATCGGTGAACAGGTGATTCCCAAGATCAAACACGGCTACCTTCACATCGGGCGGCACGTCGCCTGTGATGGACATCGACGCGCGGTACTCGCATCGGGTATCCCAAGTCCCGGAAGCCGTCAGGCGGAACTCTGTGGCCCCCCAGACGTTCGCCAGATACCAGTCGGTCGTAACAGCCCCCTGGCTCACGCCATCGCGGTACTTCGTTACGCTCGAGATCGTCGGTGACGGCCCAAACGGGACCTGCATGCCTGGCAGGATTGCGATCTCGATCGTGGTCGCCCGCAGATACCAGTTGGTCGCCTTCTCCCACATCGAAACGCCGGCGTCCAGCGACCGCTGGAGCGCGGAGTTGTCGTCTGTCCACGGAATCCGGCAATGGTCCCGGAATGCCGACAGCTGGAAATTGTGGGCCGACTGGCTGGTGATCTTCATCGGTTCCCCCGGAATCCAGGGCCGAGGCCCGAAGGCCCCGACCCCGGAGAAAGGCCAAAGGATCAGCTCGCCGCGATCTGGAGACGCGCCGAGGAACTGGGTCGCATCCAGCGACCGTCCGCCCGCATCCGAGTCCGGAACGCGGTGATGCCGCTGGCACCGTTGGTAAACGGGTCGACCTGACTGGTCACCTGCGAACGGGTCGCCACGACGTAGCTGCCCCGCTCAAGAAGAACAGCCTGGAACGACCCCGCCGGCGTGGCGTCGGTCATCGCATCCGAGACGTACACGGGATAGCCGAACAGCGTGCCCATGTTGAACGTCTGCGAGATGTTGCCGGTGGCGTTCGGGAGGAACAACGGCCGTCCGTCACTGTCGGCGAGGCCGATCGTGTGCTGGAACAGAGCCGGCGACATCAGCCACGACTTCTCGAGGCCCCAGTACTTCGCCGGCATCCCGAACGTGACGTCCAGAAGATCCTGGTAGGTCACGTCGGCGATGGTGGTGTCACCGCTGCCGGTCGAGATGTCGGCGATGGCGACGGTGCCGCTCACCGCTTCATCCGGGAAGGTGCTGGCGATGTCCGCCTCAGCAGCCAGGAGGCCGTCCGGTGCGGTAGCGTTCTGCGCCGCAGCGGTGCCGAGGTACTTGGTTTCCCAGAAGTACGCATGAGCTTCGCCGTGCTGCGTCAGGATCTCATCGACCGCACCGCCACGGTTGTCGGAGATCACCTCTTCAGTGATCTTCGTCTCGGCCGCCGACTTGAACGCGCGGATTCGCAGCTTGCCGAAATCCGGGTCGAAGTTGTCGTATGCCGTACCCTCGCCGGTGAAGTCGGTAATGGTCGCTCGAGCAGTGACCATCGGAATTTCCGCATCGCTCGCGTAGCTGCGGACCGTCGCAGCTTGGGCCACGTTGGAACGCGAAGCGAACAGACGGATCATCTCGTCCTGGAGATCAACCGGAAGCAAGTCGGCAGCGTTGCCACCGAAGTCGATCGTGCGGCGCTCGAAGCTGCCGGGCGACCGCATCTCCTGCTTGAGATCGCTCAGGAACTGCGTGCGAATCTCCTGCTGCGATCGCTGCTCCGGCTTCCGCTCGGCGCGGAACTCGAAGGACGGCGCACTGAGCGACTCCCTTGCAGATGCAATCGTCTCAGCCTTGGAAATCTCAGCCTGAAGGCCACGGAATTCCACGTCGGACTTTTCAAGTTCTGCCACCTGATCGGTGGTCAGTTCCCCATCGACCGCCAGCAGCGCGTCGATCCGCTTTCGGGCTTCCATCGCATCGGCCCGCATCGAAACCAGGTCAGCCATTAGGCTTCCCCCCGTAAGTAGCGCGGGCACCCGGATAGGCGCCTGCTGTGACCAGAGACAGTTCGACGAGATGACCCTGTGTCACCTCGCGCATGCTCTGCTTGTTTGTGTGCAGCCATCGGTCGCCGTCGTCATCGACGTAGAAACCGATCGACACCGCCCCGCTCATGTCGCCTCGCTCCAGCGCTTCGCGGAGATCCGGCCGCGAATCCGGCAGGGTCGCCGTGAACTCAAGGCCGTCTTTCGTTTCCCGGAACGACAGCGTGCCGGCACCGACTCGAGCAAGGGGAATGCCCTGCTGGTCGTGCTGCGTCAGCATCACCGTGTTGTCGTCATAGCTCAGCGCGCCCGGCTTCATCTTTTCGCGGAACGACCTGCCGGCACCCTGAATCGGATGCGACAGCTGCCCATACGGAACCGCGATGCCGGTCAGCTCATTCGCTGACGTCGCCGTCGTCGTCGTCGACAGCAGTCTCGTTTCCAGCTTCATCAGACCCCCCGGTCGTCTGCATGTTCGGCCCGACGTACATTTCGTCGCCGCCGTCGATGGGCGCTAGCCCCAGTTCCTTCCGCACTTCGTTCGGCGTCATCACGCCCAGCTGCACCGCTTCCCGATAAGCCTGCATCGACTCGTTGAATGAGCCTCGCAGCAGCGCCGTCTTGTCGAACTTGACGCAGTAGTCTGCCCCGTACAACTTCGACCCCAGCTCCGCCCCCCAGGCGTCCGTGTACGCCGCCAGCGAATCCGCATACATCCGCGACTGCTCGGCGGTGTAGGCCGATCCCGACTCGCTGAACAGCACGTAAGGTGGGATGCCGAACACCCGCGCGACGTCTTCAATGGCGTTCTTCCGGCCGGCGATCCAGTCCTGGTCGACGAGACTGCGGCCGACCTGCTGCACCGTCGCGCCGTTCTGGGCGATGATCGGGCGGAGCATGCCTTGAGCGCCAGAATGGGCCGACACGTATGCGTCGGCCATCTTCCGCACGCCGTCCGCGCCAACGGACTCGTTCGTGGTGATGGCGATCTTGCCCATGCCAGGCTGGCGATAGCCCTCAAGGCCGGCCGTCTCCAGCTCGCTCGAGAGCGCCATCGCCCGCGCCGCTTCCATCACCGGGCTGGTGCCCCACAGCTGCCGCACCGACTGGGGCATGCGCAGGTGGATGATGTCGGCCGGGGCGACGTCTCCGTACTCGCTGGTCGTGTAGTAATACCGACCGTCGGCGGCCCGGTTCAGCTGGACGTCGTTGTTGTCGAGCGGGATGAACTGGTCGAACGTCGTGCCCCGCCGGCTGATCAGGGCGAACGAATTGCCCCACGTCAGGGCCTGCATGAACATCCAGCGCTTGAAATCGGTCGCCGTGTGGAACTCGCTGGCCTGTTCGTTGAGCGCCACCACAATCGGATCTCGGCCGATGTCCACCCAGTCGTCGCCCTGGTAGGCGTACGCCTTGATCGGCATGCGGGCGATGTCGCCGGCGATCGCGTTGACCGCCCGTCGCACCGCCGGCAACCGCATCGCTCGAGGCGGGTACTGGGCGAACTGTGCGACGTTATCGCTGTTCTGGTTCGGGTAGGTCGGCCACCACACGCCGTCAGGGCCAGCGCCACCTGTGGCGTTGACCCGAGGCCATCGAAACAATCGACGGATGTCCAAGTCGTTTCCCCCCGGAAACCGAATTAGAAGGCGATCGAATCGGGGTCTGAGTACGCCCCCGGTCTTTCCGCACCCTCTTGAATCAGAACCCCGCACACCATCACAGCTGCCACGATCGGGTCGATGATTCCCCGCGTCTTGTGGGGTGACTTCGACGGCCGATAGGCCCCGTTAACATTACCTTCTAGAACGACATTTGCAAGCGCATACTGCGCAACTGCGCAATCTTGCAAGCAAAATTTCCGATCTTTTGCAAAACCCTCAAATAGGTACGTCGCCGGCCCCAGCGCCACCATTGTCTGGGGGTACCGGCTCATGGGCAGATCCGTCTCAGCGTTGTAGCCGTCCTCGAGATCGCCCCACCCCTCCATATTCACCTTCATCCCACCCATCGCGTCGTAGCCAATTCGCTTCAGGTTCGTCCGCTGCTTCAGCTCCCAGAGCTTCTCCCGGACCAGCTCGTACTGCACCGAATTGTCGCAGACCGTGACGTGCGGGTACTTCTCCCAGGCGTTCAGGTGTCGCTGGTAGTCGCGTTTCCGGCTTCCCGGTTCCTGCCGAATCACCCAGTGATGCCACCGCATGCAAAAGTTCGCTTCATGCCACCACCCCCAGCACAGGCTCGTGATGTCGAACGATTTGCTGAAGTCGATCGCCGCATACACCGCTACACCGGCGTCGGGGTACTCAGCCGGATATCCGGTGTTCTCCTGCCAGACGTCGCCCCCCACCCACTTGATGCCCTTCGTGGAGAACCGGCAGCAGGCCATCCGTTCCCACGTTTCCATGTCCCCCTCGGCCTGGTACGTCGCCAGCTGGCGGTGGTATGACTCCACCGGAATCGTGTGCCCCAGCGACGGGTTCGCCTTGATCCAGACCGCCGGCCCGCCGTCGATCATGTCGTCCTCTTCGTCCAGCCCGAAGAACGCCGCGAACACCTCCATGTCCCAGTGTTCTTCCTCGAGGCTCATTTCCCAGCTGCGGCGTTTCGTGTAGTACG